CTATGAAAAATAGACTGTATTCCAGAGTACTACTGAACAAATTTATTGAACAAATCGTTTAAGCTTATGAATTTAAAAGGTTTTTTCTTTAAAAAAAGACATAATGTTGACACAATGTTATGTTATATTATATGTATAAACAATAAAAAAAGGACTATTATATTATGCTAAACAATAAACAACGTGAATATGTTAAGTACGCTTATGGCCTATTTAATAAAGATGTATTGACCAAAAAAGAGTTAATACAAGCCAACAAAAAATTTGGTTGTAAATATGCTCCACAATGGTTAATTAAAGATAAACAATATAAAGTTGACAAGGCGACCTTTAGATTACCTTTAGATGGTGATATTAAAAAAACTGCTGTTGTTAAATCAACTAATGATAATGTTGAAATTAAAAAAGAAGCCGCTTATATAGTTTCTTCTCTTACAGGCGACATTGTTCCTAAAAAAGATGTTACATTTGTACCATTCGGTAATTATCCTGATATTAAATCTATTATCAAATCTGGTAAGTTTTATCCAGTGTTTGTTACAGGTTTATCTGGTAACGGTAAAACAATGTCTATACTACAAGCTTGTGCCGAAGCCAAAAAAGAATGTATTAGAGTTAACGTGACAATTGAAACCGACGAAGATGACTTACTAGGTGGTTATAGATTAAAAGATGGCCAAACTGTATGGCAAAACGGTCCAGTTATTGAAGCAATGGAAAGAGGAGCTCTTCTTTTATTAGATGAGATTGACTTAGCTTCAAATAAGATTATGTGTTTACAACCTATCTTAGAAGGCTCTGGTGTATTTGTTAAAAAGATTAACAAATTTGTAAAACCAAAAGATGGCTTTAACGTAGTGGCGACTGCCAATACTAAAGGTCAAGGTTCAGAAGATGGTAAGTTTATCGGTACCAATATTCTTAACGAAGCTTTCCTTGAAAGATTTCCAGTTACATTTGAACAAAGGTATCCTAATACTAAAACAGAAGAAAAAATATTAAACAATGTTTTAGAATCAACAGGTAAAAAAGATACCAACTATGTAAATAAACTTGTTACGTGGGCTGATGTCATCAGAAAAACCTATTTTGAAGGTGGTGTTGATGAGATTATTTCCACAAGAAGATTAGTACATATAGTACAAGCGTACTCAATCTTTAGTAACAAAGTAAAAGCAATTGAATTGTGTACAAATAGATTTGATGAAGATACTAAAACTTCATTTGTAGATTTATACACTAAAGTTGATGCCGGTGCTACTGCTGACCAGATCATAGAATCTCAAAGACAGTCAGAAGTTGCTGCTCAATCTCAAACGGATTCCAATGATGGTGAGGAGGAACAAGTAGCTATATAATTAGTTACTTTTCCAAAATCCATTATAATAGTCCTGAGGTGGCCAATAATGGTCACCTCTTTTACTTTATAAGGAGGTATATTTAATTGGGACTCAAAGTAGAAGTTAAGAATAACAATGTCGAAAAGGCAATGCGTATTCTTAAAAAGAAAATGCTTAAAGATGGCGTTTTAAGGCTGTATAAAATGAAACAGACTTATGAAAAACCATCTGAAAAAAGAGTTAGAAAAGCAAAAGAAATGAGAGCTAACTTTAATAAAAAGCAAAAGATGTTAAGAGACTTACGAGGTTACTAATTTTAACACTATACTTGAAACTGTATATATATTATAGATTAGGCAATTCATAAGACCTGATCGGTGTTAAAAAGATTGATCCTTCTTAAAGGATCAGCAAATCGGTGTTTGGTAGTTTACTCCGTGATAAACAAACTACCACTTGACAAAACATAGTCGAATGACTATATAAATAATATTGAAAGTGCCAATAGTGGGCTTTCAATTTAACTTGCTTAACAAAAGGAGATAAAATGACAAATAGATCATTAAGCATATTCAATCAACTAAGACCATTATCAGTAGGATTTGATGATATATTCAATCACTTCGAATCTATATTTGATGGAAACTTACCAACCGTTACTTACCCACCATATAACATTGTAAAGGTTGGCAGTAATCAATATAACATAGAAGTAGCATTAGCTGGCTTTAATAAAAAAGACATTAATGTGACTATGGAAAATGGTATATTAACTATCGAATCTGTTAAAGATAAACAGGAACAAGAAGTAAAGGACAACGAAGGAGTATTGTTTAGAGGCATTTCTAAAAGATATTTCAAAAGAGACTTTACTGTTGCTGATGATGTTGAGGTTAAAGGCGCTGAATTAAAAGACGGCCTTTTAACTATTTCATTAGAAAAGATAGTACCAGAATCTAAAAAAGCAAAGACTATTAATATTAAATAGTTTTTTACTAAAGAGGCCAAAGGATTGACTTTTGGCCTCTTTTGTTATATAATAAATTATGTTTGCTTATATTGGTGGTAAAAAATTTCAAGGTAAATGGATATCAAGTTATTTTCCTAAACACGATACTTACGTAGAACCATTTGGTGGTGCCTTTTGGGTGTATTTTATGGGCAACATTAATGCCAATAAAAATGTATATAATGACTATAATAGATATATCAGTAATATATTTTATTGTGTTAAAAACCATAGAGAAGAATTTTACAAAATTTTAAAATCATATAAACCACAATCAAAAGAACTGTTTGACAAATTTCATAAAGAATTAATACCATTAACTTATAAATTAAAATTAGGCGATATAGAAATAGCTGCCAAATATATTTACTTAGAAACTCAAACGTTTAGTGGCTCAACCTTAGAAAAATCAACCTTTATGGATTTGAAAGGTAAGTATAAATCTAAGTATGAACAATTTTTTGAAAAACTTATAAATCAAAAATACATAATAAAATTTAATAATATTACAAATGTGGAAAATTTATCTTATGAAAAATGTATAGAAAAGTATGATAGTAAAAAAACTTTGTTTTATTGTGATCCTCCTTATTTCAAAATGGAAGACTATTATGTTAAAGAATTTGGAAGAGACGAACATTTAAAATTAGCAAACTTATTAAAATCTATTAAAGGTAAATTTGTGTTATCTTATTATGACTTTCCAGAATTATCAAAATGGTTTCCTAAATCAAAATTCAATTGGAAACAAAAGGAATTTAACAAGTCTAATAGTACAAAGAAATCAAAGGCTTCTAAAGGTAACGAAATACTTATCCTAAACTATTGACATTTTTAATAGTTTATGTTAGGTTAGGAATTGCGGACATAGTATAAAAGTAATATTCTAGCTCCCAAGCTAGAGAAATTGGGGCAGTACCAGTTGTCCGCTCCAAAACAGATTGACATTTAAATAAAAGTGTGATACATTAATATTATGAAATACAATGAAGATAAAATCTTAAACGAAATCTCTAACTATATTAAAGGCACTTATGGCCAACATTATTCAACAGGCAAAGATGGCTTTCAAGTACAAGATTTGTTTAAGACTTTAAACATTGGAAAAGATTTTTGCCACGCCAACGCAATTAAGTATTTGTGTAGGTATGGTAAGAAAAACGGATATAACCGAGCTGACTTGCTTAAAGCAGTACACTATGTTATATTATTATTAAACTATGATAAGGAGAACGTGAAATGAACCTAAGTACGGACACACTGGCCATTTTAAAGAATTTTAGTGAGATCAATAACAATATTCTTTTTAAACCAGGCAGTAAGTTAAATACAATATCTGCTATGAAAAATATATTAGCAGAAGCAACGATCACAGAAAAATTTGATACAGAATTTGGTATCTATGATCTATCAGAATTTTTAAGAGCAGTAGAACTATTTGATAAACCTGCTGTTAAAGTAAATGGTGCAAACTATGCTTTAATTTCTGATGAAAAATCTAAACAAGTAATTAAATATTTCTTTGCTGATAAATCAGTATTAGTATCACCTCAAAAAGGTATTAATATGCCAGATAAAACAGTGGCGTTTACATTAAAGAAAGATGATTTTGCTAAGATACAAAAAGCAGCTACAACATTAAATTTACCAGACATTGCTATTAAAGGCGATGGTAAAAAAATATCTTTTGTAGCAACAGATAAAAAGAACAAATCTTCAAACGATTATTCTTTAAACGTAGGTGAAACTGATAAAGAGTTTACAGCTTACTTTAAAGCAGATAACTTTAAGATTATTTCTGATGATTATGACGTTGCAATTTCTAAAGCAAAGATTAGTCACTTTATAAACAGAAGTAAACCAGTACAGTATTGGATAGCATTAGAGCCAGATTCGGAGTTCTAATATGAAATTCTCCAGAACGGAATGGCATCAAGTCGCTTCTGAATTTCAATGTGATCTTCCTGATGAAGAAGTCATAAAGCAATTCGGTTCAGTACAACGCCTAAAAGAAATCATATCACACCAAGAGCAACAATGGGGTAGTGAGATAGAACCTATGGGCGAACCTCCAACAGAAGAAGAAAACGAGTTGTTAGACGAGGCTTGTGCTAATTATTCTGAAAGAGTTGATGATTGGTGGACAGACCGTAAAGGTGGTTACGAAGTTACTTATAGTTATGAAAAATAAATTGAGGATTATATTATGTCAGACTTTTTGTGGGTTGAAAAATACCGACCAAGAAAGATACAAGATTGTATCTTATCAGAAGATTTAAAAAATACTTTCTTAGAGTTCGTTAAGAAAAAAGAAATACCTAATCTATTATTATCAGGTACAGCCGGCACAGGTAAGACTACTGTTGCTCGTGCTTTATGTGAAGAAATAGGTGTAGATTACATTATCATAAACGGTTCAGATGAAGGCCGTCAGATTGATACATTAAGAAACAAAATTAAAAACTTTGCTTCTACCATTTCACTTACCAAAGAAGCGAATCATAAAGTTGTAATTATAGATGAGGCCGATTATATGAACGCCGAATCAGTACAACCAGCACTAAGAAACTTTATAGAAACGTTTTTTAATAACTGTAGATTTATCTTTACTTGTAATTACAAGAACAAAATCATACCTGCTTTACACAGTCGTTGTACTGTAATTGATTTTAGAATTGTCAATGGCCAAAAAGTTAAAACGGCCACACAATTAATGGATAGATTATCTATTATATTAAAAGATGAAGGTGTTGAATTTGATAAAAAAGTATTGGCAGAAGTAATACAGAAATACTATCCAGATTTTAGAAGAACCATAAATGAATTACAAAGATATTCAGTACGTGGTAAAATTGATAGTGGTATTCTTTTTAGTTTATCAGAAGAAAATAATAAAGACCTTATTGTTAAGTTGAAAGATAAAGACTTTAATGGTATGAGAAAATGGGTTATACAAAACCTAGATAAAGAACCTAGTGCTTTGTTTACAAGTATCTATGACAATCTTTATGAACATTTAGAACCTAAATCAATTCCTCAAGCAGTATTAATTATTGCTGGTTATCAATACAAGGCGGCCTTTGTTGCCGACCAAGAAATTAATATGGTTGCTTGTTTAACAGAAATAATGGCAGGTTGTAAATTTAAATGAAACAAGCGGGCATAGTTCAGTGGTAGAATAATAGTTTACCAAACTATAGGTCGTGGGTTCGAGTCCCACTGCCCGCTCCAAAATTATATGTACGAATTAAAAGATTATTTAAAAGCGATTAA